GGGGGTCGGCGCTGCACCAGCCGAGCCATAGACGCCCAGCGGATCCGAAACACCGAACGAATAACGCTCACGGGCCTTGTACCGAGCATTGCCGGTGTCGAAGTCTGCGTCCATACCCGTTTGCATCGGGGTACGAATGAAGTGCTTCAGACCGTTGGGCACGTCGGTGGTCAGGAACCACGCGTTGTTATCAGTCAAGAAGTGGTTAATCGTGTAACCCTCGGGGATCGACCCGTTGTTCTTCAGGGCGTTGATGTCGTTATCCGTCGTACCGACACGAAGCTCGGTCTCAAGAATACGAGTTGCAACGAACTGAAGCGACGGCGGGATGATCAGTTTCCGAGGCTTAGCAGCGATCAGCAGACCACGTTCGTCAGTCCACGCAGCGATCTGAATAACTGCATCTTCAAGCGCAGTCTCATTCAGATCCGTGGCAACGGCCGGGACGTTGCTGTTAACACCACCATTGACCAGCGGGTGATTAGCCGAGAAGAGCGACTGACCGTCGCCGTACACCACAGCGGGATCAAAGCCATTGTTCAGAATCGCAGCGGCTTTAACTTGCTTGGTGTACGCCATCGCGCGAGCGAGCGCTTTGGTATAACGCGACGAGAGCGTGTCGTACAGGTTGTCCTCCATCGCCTCTTCGGTGAGGGAGAAGCCCATAGCGATCGTCTCGTGGTTGTACCGAGCGGTCCACGCCTCTTGCGCGTTGTCGTAAGCGATGGCAGCACCCTCGCTCTTGACCGGCGCAGCCGAGAAGCCCGACAGCTTGGTTTCCTCTTCGAACGAACGCTCAGAGGTCTCGGTGGCGAAGATTTCTTTATGCTCTTCGCCGTACCGCTTGTACTCCATACCAAACAGGGCATTAAGTCCCGGGAGGAGTTCTTTCAGTAGTTGTGCGCGTGAAATAGCCATTTTTTAGAACTCCTTAGAGGATAATACTGCCGGTCGAACCGGGCCAGTAATACTCGTGACCGCCGCCCCACTGCTGGCCGCTGTACCCGGTTGCCGAGTACCCGGGCATGTTCCACTTGACGATCAGCTCCACAAAGCCTGCCGAAGTGGCGGTCTCAGGAACCACATCGACAACACGAACCGGCATGAGCGGTTGTTGAACAATATAGAGCGGGTTGGCTACGTCCGCCACGCCATACAGACTGTTGCCAGTCGTGGTATCGCCTGCGTTAACCGCAACCAGAAGATTGCGCCCAACGTAATATGCGTTCGCATACGCCGGAGTCGTACCAGCAGCGTTGTACGGATCTTCGTAGTACGAAGGTACGTTCTCTACGAACACAACCTTGAACAGCGCGTCCGGATCATCCACAACGTAAGCTTGGATGTCATCAGCAACCGTACCTGCGGGGTAGTATTGCGAGAACATCTTCTGCTTGGTGTACGGGTTCGTGAACGAGCAACCCATGAACACGCCAATGGTGTACGGGGGTAAAGCCTGCTCTGGTCCTGTGACGCTCGCGCCAAACCAAGACATACCTTGGACAACCACAGTGCCGTCAATAGGCAACATGCTGCCGCTGTCACGAAGGATCTTGACCGGATCGCCGTAGAAGATATTGGTGTTGTACCCGCTTGCGATCTTGAACATGCGGGTGCTACCTGCGTACGGCTGACCACCAATTAGATTGATGGGCCGGAAACCGTACGGCTTAACTACCTGAGGGTAAGCCATAGTTAGCTCCAAAATTGATGAAAGTTATTCGCCTTTGCCGAAAACAACCTTCGATTTGCGCTCATTGAAAAGCGGCATACGGGGGTCATTCTCACGCATCAGACTGTTATCGACCGCCTGCATCTGGGAATCAGTAATCCCCTTGAAATGCGCGTTTCGGTCTTTAACAAACTCGACGGGAGTCTTGCACAACATCAGGCCACCAACCACGATATTGTCTTTGAACCGGTCATTTTCGCCGGGTAGAGTGAAAATCTCGGGGTGATCTGAAGCTCGTACAGGTTCCCATCCCTCACGGAACTTTGAGGACACATTCTTGGCATCGACTTGTCCACCCATACTTAAACGAACCCAGCGATACGCCCAGCCCGGTTCTTGATTCGGAATAGGTAGCCCATCAGCACTCTGCCACTTTTGACGGCGGACAAAGTTATTGCGGGTATCTTGTTCACGATTCGTGCGGTTTTCTCTAGTCTCAGCCATTTTGTTTCCTCAGTTCTAATGCAACCTGTTTGGCGTACTCTTCCAGCGGAACTCCAAGCTTCTTAGCCAGAGCTACCTGTGTACTGGTCAGCGTGATTTTCTTGGGCGCAACGCTGCGGCTCGCGGGAGCGACAGGATTACTCTTTTGGCGCGGCTTGGGGGCCGGTTTTTCATCTTCGTCGTCTAAGTTCGAGTCCTCGAACTTATCCGGGAAGAGCTGCCGCATCCGAGTATCGATGCGTTGGTAATAATCGTCGCTGCGAGTGTCTACACCCTCGCGGACCAACTTTTGATGCAACCCCAGCGCGAGGCTGGTCATCTCATCGTCCTGTCCAAACCACGTATTAGCGCGTTGCCACGCTTCCGCTTTTGGATCCGGAGCGACTGCTGGGGCGGATTGTGTTTCTTGTTTTACATCAGTTTTTGGCGTTTGTAAAGGGGCTGTTTTAGGTGGCTTGTAATTAGCCAGCTTATCGAGCTTGATCTTCGCATCAGCGATAGCTTCTTGCGCAGCGGTTAGTTTCTCCGCTTCACCAGAGTCATACGCCTCTTTGAACTCTTTCTTCGCTTTCTCAAGCTCAGCAGTAACCCGAACTTTCGCCTGTTGGACCACCATTTCCTGCGTCTTGGTGGCGCGTTGTTTTAGCGCATTATTCTCATCGATGAGTTTCTGCGCATATCGGATAGCCTCTTCTTTCTCCCGCATCGCAGCTTCTGCTGCGCGACGCTGGTCGTGGTAACCCTTGGAGAAAT